TCTTGGGTGTACCGAAAATTCTCCATAAACAGCCCCATTAAACTCCAGATCTCTATTATATCCAGAATCCAAACTTAGTCTATAATATTCATTATTGCCATTTGAACTTATTAATTCTACTTTTGATATTGGAGCACGTGCTTTTGATATATTCTTATACGTATCCTGCCTTAAGGTAGAATCCTGAATATCGATAGGATTGCCAGAAATACTTTCTACAACTAAATCTAAAGTATTTTTCCAATTAGCATTTGATGGTTTCAATAGAAAATCTTTTGGTCTAATGATTTCTACTTCCTCTCCGTACAAAGCACCAAATAGGATAGAAAAAGATTTATCAGTTCCTTTGCTATTATAGAAGTCTTTTGCTTGTTTTATGAAAAGTGATTGGTTTAGTTCACTGTATAGAATTCTATCTTGGAAACCAGGAAGAATCTGATATTTTGTTTTTAATAGAAATTCTTTTAAAAATAAGTCACTTAGATTGAGAATAACTGCTCCCGCAGCATGTTCTTGAGAATCGGTATCTTTGAATACTAATTGATTTAAATCATTATTGCCCTTTAATGATGTTATTGCAGAAAATCCTCTTATACATCCAGTAAAGGAGTCGAAAGTTTTTCCTGTGTAGGTAATAATTTCATCATCAATTTGTAAGATTCCATAAGAATCTGGGAATCCTCTTGTACCATATAGTGATTCAATGTAGATGGTTGTATCAACAAATGATATATTGGATGCAAGGATAACTGATTCAGGAGTTCTGCTGCTCTCATCTATTTTGATATATTGATCAATATTTTGAATTAGATCTGCAGGAGCTCCCTTAAATTCCTGAGACAAATAGTATTGTGATAAAAATTCAGAAACTAACGGAAATTCCTCCCTCACATAAGAAGGTAGTTGATTCTTTACAACGTTGCTGATTTTAATTCTCTTTTCTACCATGTTATTATGATCTTACTAAATTTCCGTTTGAATAGCTTGAAGTTACGATATAGTTTGATGCTGATGGATCCAACCCAGATGAAACCTCGTCAATAACCATTTCAAAATTGCTTTTACTAATATCTAATTGTAGATATAAGTCTTGCAATCCTATCACATCATTTGATTGTGGAGATGCAGAGATTTCAAGAATTGATTGTCCGTCCTTTATTTTTGCAGATGAAATGCTAATTGGATATAATGTAAGAATTCCTTTCTTATAGTCAATTTTTCCAACATTTCTCTTAACAATTGTGGGTGTAGTAGAAAAAACTGTTGGAACAGTGAATAGGAACAAAGAACCGGTTGTTCTATTTGTATCTGGAACATCTGAAAGGTAAACATCATTTATAAGTCCACTTACCTTAAATGCAGTTGTTTTTATGTTATAACCGTTCATACTTTTAATATGAAACTCATTTCCAAATCCAATAGAATATTCTGCTATTGAGTTAATTGATACTCTCAGATCTCTTCTCATTTGAAGAGTTGTAATATTAGAAGTAACTGATTCATGACTATCATCAAGAACTTTCAAAAATTTACTATATTTGAATCTTGCTCCATACTTATTTAACTCACTAGATTCTGCATATTTATTTGCATTATCTTGAATAATTGAAGAAACGTATGTAGAACTGGGTGCTAAGTTTGAATTATAGTAGATTTTTGAATCAATTTCCAAGTAAAGATATTTAAGATCTAAAATTTCAGGAACAATTCCTGCAACTGCATACTTTTTCAATCGCATTTTTATATTTTCTTTTATCACATTGGGAAGAAAATCCCCACTTCTTGGTTTAATACTAATAAAGACCTTTCCATATTGAGGTGGAATTAATTCTTCACCACCAAATACTGATATTGATTCTGTTTCTGGATAAATTTTTTCTGGAATCAAGGTTTCATAGTCATTAACTGTTAAAGCTCTATTTTGAGACGCATAGATTCTTGGTGCATATTTTCTAATGGATTCTACAGACTCAATATTTTCTCCGCCATTTGCAACAAGTCCAGTAGATATTAATGAAATTCCCGAAGAGACTACGTATTCATTGGAGTTTCTGATATATACAATTCTACCAGAAAATGCAAATTGATTTATTCCGTTTGCTGCATCACCATTAGTAACAATATATGATGCAGAAATAAAACTTCCATCTAAAAGAGATGCTCCAAAAACTCCATCACCAAATATCAATTCATATCTTTCATCCTCAATTTCTTGAATAAAATACACCTTTGAAGAACCATTAATATCAAATAAACTATCCTGAAGATTATATTTGACTGAAATTGAAGATTGTTGACTATTTCTTACAACTACAGACATTAATGTAGTATCAATTCCGGAATTTGGAAGAACAAACTTTTGATATGGATTTCTTAGATTATAATCAAAAGTATTTGTTAGCAAAATACCTTCATAAATCTCAATTTCATTAAATGATGCAATATTATTGTAAACTGGTACTGTAATATCGTCTAAAATTGAAAATACAAAGGATTGATTTCCAAATGCACCATTACTTGTCGCTACAGGACCTCTTTGAAGAGTTAAAGTTGCTGGTGCTGGAGTAATATTTGAGGTATCTACAAAGAAACTTACGGTTGCTCTTGATGCTCTCTTTGATTTGGGAACATAACCAATGTTTCTTGCAAGAGCAACGACGTTTTCTCTAAGAGTTGCACTATCAATAAATGCCTCATTTGCCACCATGTTGGCATTATATGAGGTAATGTACGTATTGTATGCTAAGACATCAAGAATTGATGAAAGGTTGGATCCTTCAAAGTCATAATCAGTAAAATCTGAATTGGCTTTTAAGTAATCTTTTATATTTGTCTTTATCTGGTCGAAATCCAGATTTGTAAAATTTGATAGTGCCATTTATCGAGTTGACTGCAAAACGAATTCTAGTTGTTGTGGAGTAACATTTGCTCCGATGACAGAATATGTGATTGTTACGTCAAAGGAATTGTTATCATAATTAGCATTTACCAAAACAGACCTCAATTTGACTCTTGGTTCATAGTTTCTGATGGAGTTTTCAATTTCTTCCTTGATAAGAACAGCAGAAATGTCATCCAAATTTTCAAAAAGTGCTCCGCTAATTATAGATCCAAAATTTTCATTAAAAAATTTTTCACCAGGAACAGTAAATACAATATTTCTTATTGATCTTGCTATCGCATTTTCATTTTTGAGTGCAATCAAGTCATTGTTCAGAGGGTTAATCTGAAATGACATACTCAAATCTTTAAATCCCTGACTAACCCTCTGTAATGGCATTAAAATACCGCAAAGTTTATAATTATAACTTATTTATCATCATTTTTTGGCTTCATAGAGTGGTTCTGTACCGTACTCCCAATCATCATAATCAGAATCATTGCGAATATTTTTATGAATCTCATTCTGAGAGAAGAAATCGTGCTTTTTAGGTGTGATTTCATCATTTGCTATCTCACGAAGCATTGATTGCTTCGTTAAAGCGTCATAATCAGTCACTAATTTATCTGTTCCCCACATATGATGCATGTATTTGGAATCACGATCTGATGATTTTCCCATTTGTTTGCTCTCCTGATTTGATTAAATCAGAACTTTTTACGGGGTTGCTATCCCGTGCATTTATCTTTACCTATCTATACGAGAAAATCGCCCTACTTCAATGAAGCGGGCGATATAGTAATCTAAGAATGTAATTAATCCTCTTACAGGACCACACAGGTGCCTCTGAGATGGGATTTATCTATTCCCTTGTCCTCTATATTTTTTCTTTTTACCATTACGAGAGGTTGCCGATAATAAAGTACGAGACGATTGCCCCTGACGACTCTTCTTAGGAGAACCCGGTGCCAATGAGCTTGGACCATTTTTTGCCCTAACTGCCATAAATTTCCTCCAGTTCAATTAAATTTGGATCAATGTCTTCTCCTTCGTAAAAACGTTCGGAGAAGTCTTGAAGAATCTCACTACAATCTTCTGGAGTGAGATCCTGATAGATTTTACGACCTTTGTATAAAAGATTGTAATATTTTTCTGCCATCAGATAATACGAGTTTTCTCATGTCCAACACGAATCCGTGGATCGCACCAGATTTCGAATCCTTGATCCTTTGCATCAAGACAGAATGAAACGTCTTCGCCGCACATGTCCTGAACTGCACCAGATTCAAATACTTGCATCTTCGGAGCAAACCAAGGATATTCAAGGTTTTCAAAAACACCCTTCTTAATCAATACCCAACCAAACCCAGTGTAATCAACAGTGAAGGGCTTCTTACGCTTTGCCATTGACTCTGTAGTTTCATGATTCATGACTCCACCATTACTGCGGAAGTCATCTTCTTCCAACCAGTGTGCGACAGAGGTTGTGACACCATCTTCAGTAGCATACCATCCTGCAGCAATTTCCTTTTCTTCTCCATTAGCAGGAAGAGAAAGATCACATAATTGCCAGAACTTGGTAGAATCAAAAACAATATCCGAGTCAATCCAAAGTTGATAATCATATTCAAGTTTGCCATCCCAGGGAATTTGCTTGGGACCACGTAGTACATTTGCCCCCAGTACCTTACAACGGGCAAAGTTCACCATTGATGAGTAATCTTGTGAGATTTGAATACTCATTCCATTCTGTACTAAGTCAAAGCATAATTGTACAAATGCTTTTAAAAATGTGAAAGAACACCCACGACCTGGAAGACAAAATACAATTGACTTTCCTCGCATTCTTTCTCGAATTGCATCAAAGTCCCATTCTTGTTCTGAAACCTTTGGTGCTGCAGCCTTAACCGTAAATCCTTTTGCCATAAAGTTTAATCAACCTTCAGATCAATTTTATCAGTTTATTTAGAATTTGTCAATAGGAAGAGTTTGTAGAAGTAAACCGGTTAACCGTAACTTCTTCATAGGACAACTCTTCTTTCCTAACATTTCCATCAAGCAACTCAATCATTATGTGAATAGTTTCCCATAATTCGTCGAATTTTTCCTTTGAAAGACTATGATATAAGCATCTATCCTTTGCATAGATGTGGTATACTTTTTCCGTTAAATTCATAGTGGGCGGCATAAAATTTTGTCAGAATTTTTTTTTTAACTCACATAAAAAAGAGTCCCATTATATATGAGACTCTGTGAGGAGATTTTTACCTGGCAGAAATTTTTTTAGATTGATATCTCTCTCGCTCTTTCAAAGGTTTGTAGGTTAGGGTAGTTTGCCTTTTTTATAACCGCAACGCCCGCACGGCGCATAACCCCACAACCGCAAAACACTGTCAAACGCTGTCATTTACGCATCACCCTATGTGATACTCATATCATAACATAAGG